ATTCCAAAATCTGTTTCTATCATAGAAAAAACGGCTCTCAATCTTAACGCAGGAAATAACTCATTATATCTTATTGGATTATCTATATTAGATATATCATCAGTTCCTCCTGCTCCATAATTCCAACCTCTATTTGAAGTTATTAAAGGAAACATTATATCACCGCTAAACGTGTTTGTGACAATTTTATAAATAACTAAACTTGGTGTATACTCAAAATCATATGTAGTATCTTTTAAATCTTTTAAATATAAACCATTAAATTTATCTTTTAAATTACCTAATGTTCCGATAAAAGTAATTGAATAATCCTTCGCTTGTCCATCTTCTAAATTTGCACTTTCTAATTGAATTTTACCTTTACGAAAAGTAATAGTGTCTATTTCAATATAAGCATCAGCTTTTACTAATGTACTGAATGGCTCATCATTTGAGTTGTCGTACCAATGTCTAAAAATCTTATTGTTTTGCTTTGTCGCTGGAACTGTAAATGTCTGACTGAAATCAGTAAAAGTTTTACTAATATCATTGATGTTTTGTATAGAACTTGTTACCGAAATCTTTTCGTCATCAAATAAATCAATTCTATTGTATTGTTCTGTATAAACATCTTTTATGTATATGGCTACTGCTAACATTATACTACATCATTTATAAGGTTATAAGCGTATTCAAAATCCATTTCATAGTTTATCAATCTATCTTTTAAACTTGTCTTTAAATCGCTTCCTTGTGTTTTTACAGTTACAGGTTTGCCATCTAATAAAACATTTTCAGATAATAATAAATCAGTTATTAATTCTGAATAATTCTCATCAACAAATCCTGTATTTAGTTTTACAGTTTGTTTACCGTTTGTATTAAATGTTTTAAATTGACCAATAGAAGTATTATAATTTATTGTATCTTGGGTTAATTTGTAATCCGTTCCTTTTACCGCAATGGTATTAGTTTGTTGTTTAAAGAATATTATATCTTTCCAACCTCCATAACGATTTACAAATGAACATCTAACAGTTGTATATTTACATTCTTCAATTGGATATGAATAAAATATATAAACAGTAGGACTTCCTGTTACAGGTGTTAATGTTAATGTAACTTTACATCCGTTAACAAAAGCAGCATCATTTACAATTCTTGTAATAGGTATTCTATAATTAGCAATTCCACTAACTCCTGCCATTATACTTTGACTAACTGGAGTTCCTGTTCCGTCAAGTTTTTCATATTTTGCCACAACAGTTGTAGTAGTTGTAGTAGCTTTATCAATTAATAAATTTAAATATTCTATTTTACCATCAGCATATGTACTTTGCCAATAGTAATTATTAATACTTGGATTTGCTAATAATGTTAATACACTATCAGTTGCAACTTGATAACCATCTGAATAATTGCTAAATCCATTAACACCTACATATTCAGTTGTATCTAATAATGTATAAGTACTTGCAACTAATTTATATCTTTTAACTTGAAATCTTGTCCATTCATTAGAACTTTCAGCTACAGGTACAAATGTAGAATCAACATTATTAGGATAAATATTATTTATAAATTCTTTGACATAATTTGAAACATTATAATTTGTAGTTATTTGTGATGCACTTGGTATTGCTTTTGATAATGAATAAAATCCTGTTCCTGATGTTGGATAAGCACTTCCATTCCAAATAGATAATTCTATTTTACTCCCTATTTGTCCAGTCTCTGCAACTGTAATTATATAAGGACTTCTAACTTTTACTACTTTCATTTTATATCTTTTAAATTATAATCTACCATTGTTTCAACATCTTGTCCAAATGCTTTTAATAAATCTACGTCTATATATTTTTTATAACCTGCTTCAAATGGTTTAGTGAAAAATAAAGAAGGTTTAATTCCATTTAAAAATATACTTCTTGCTATTGCATATTGTAAACCTTTTCTTGATTGAAATTCTCCTTTAGCGTTTCTTGGTGCTATTCCTTTTTTTACTATCCATTTGTCAAATGCTTTTGCAGGAGGCATTTTATTTTTATAACTATATGGTGTATTGTATTTTTTAATTTTACCAGAAACTCCTTTGTCCTGATAAATACCATAATCAACCATAGAAAAGCCAACTATGTTAAATCCATTATCACTTACAATTTCACCTTTAATAGAATTATATAATTCTTTAGAACTATTCTTTCCATTTTTAGTTAAATTACTTCTTGATTGTTGGATAACATAATCCCTGAATTTAATTAAAGTCTTTTGAACTTCTAACATTTGCTCATTTGGTTTTGAATTACCATATCAAAAGTAACAGTTACTCCTGCCATTTTATTTTCAAATCTTTCTGTAAAAAATTCACAAGATGGTGTGCCTATTAATTCATAATCATCTCCAAATTTACCCATTCTTAAAACTTCCAAGAATCTATTAACTACCATTAATTGTGTATTTAAAACATCTTGCTCGTTGTCATTACCTAAAAATATATCAGTTGTTAATGATTTACTTTCATCAACTATATCCATACATAATATAGATACATTGTAATTCCAAGTTGAACCCAGATACGTGGCTGAATTAATTATAATATGGCTTAAAGGAAATATTGTAAGCTTGTTTAAATCAACTTTAAATATATCTCCAATAGTAACTGTATTTACAAATAAATCTTCCTTTAATTGATTCTTAATTGCTTGTGTTATTTCGTAATAATGTGATGTCATCTATTCTGTCTTTTAATTAAATCAGCTTCTATTTTATTCTTTTCTTTTTCAAATGTCAGATATGTTAAACATTGATTAATTGGTAATCTTGTAACTGCGTCAAATCTGTTAATGTCTCCTTGAGCAAGAGCATAGATTGAACTATACCATCCCCACTTTTGTCCGAAGTTTGCTGTTGCAGAATATTCTGTACCTCCGTGTCCTTCTCCAAATAAGCTATAGTAGCTTTCAATAATTCGTTGCCTAAACGATAAAAAAAAACCGTAGCACCTAAACAAACATCTAATGGCGCAAACTTCATTACTTCAGCATATGTTATTGTTCCATTATAATCTTCAATCTCATACGTGCCATTTAAGCCTTTCTTTTTAATTGGTCTATATAACACTGCCATTGCTTTATGTATCTCATCCCAATCGGTTATATACGTGTCTAAATCTGTATACTCACCAAATGTCATATCTTCTAAATTAGGAATAAAACCAAATTCAGTTCCACCCATTTTAAATGTAGGTATAAAAGAATGATTCTGGTTAAACATATTTCCTATAGATGTAGTTATATCATTTACATCTTTATATTTAATTGAAGCAACTTCTTTTAAATCTATTCCACAAAATATCTGTACCATTTTCTGATGTAGAAATTCTGTATCTTCATTATCTTTAGCTATCTTTAAAAAAGACTGATACTGTGAAAGTTTTATTTCACTTAATTTAGTTGGTATTGTTATTTCTAATTTCATTTGATTTGTTTTTTATAATAATAAAATAATGTGTAAATTGTATTAAACAAAAAAAAGACCTACATTTCTGTAAGTCTAATTTCCGACCAAGGACACCTTAATCCCAATTACTAACCTTGTGTTTTTCTTATAGCCATTTCGGATTATCAGCTCCGATGCTTACATAAGAGCAGGTTTACTGACTAATGATTTGCTTGTACTCCAGATTACTGTTAAACCTTTTTCATCCTTTTAGCACCATCATTAATTAACAGTTAGCATTAGTAATTTCTTTTATATCTATTGCAAAGAAGTTCTGTTTAAACATATCTTTAAATAGTGTAATAACCATCTGTTCATTTTCTGCTATTATTTTAGCATACTCATAATCTTTCTCATTGTCAGCGTATCTGTACCAACCTTTAACTTCGTATTGTTTCATAGTGTTTGTTTTAAGATTAAATATATTTTACAAATATAATACTTTTTGTTATTTATATTTTACTTTAACTTTTATTTAACATTACCTTTGATGTCAAGATAAACCCTAATTTTAATAGTTATCCTACGATGAAAGGTAAGCACTTGCAACCTTATACATTTCCTGCATCTTTCTAATTTCACCTATATTACGAGGCAAATTAATAACCACCTGTACATTCTTTATGTGGTGAATATAACATTGTATTGTTGCAATTATTTCCCCGTATGTCATTAGTATATAAAATAACTTCCTTTGTTTGGGTTCTCTAAATGTGATGTTGCTGCATATCGCATAGCATCTATTGCGTGATTATAAGCATCTATTGGTTTATTCATTTTAACTCCTGTCTTATCTGTTAACCAAATGTAGTTTCTTAATTCGTTTATTAGATTCTTACTTCTTGATGTGATATATATTTTGTTTTGATTGATTAAATTCAAGCCAAATAAGATACTATCTTTTCCTTTTGATACAGGTAATACATTATGTCCATAACTATTCAATTCAGCTATTGATTTAGGTTCTGCACTATCAGCATAAACAATATCATTTACTTCATTTGCTTTTAATAGATTAGATATTTCACTATTTAATAATCCTTTCTTGTATATTACCTCATCAAATATATAAGCATCATTGTATTTGTACATAGCAACTAAACTTGTAGGGTCATTTGAATAACCAAAATCCATTCCGTAACATAATATTCTTGCTTCTGTTGGTAAATCTATTTCATTCCAATCTGTAATACATACACCTTCTAAACTACCTGTTTGTCCAAGTCCATATACTTGCCACCAATTAGCCCAATATGTAGATGTTAATGCTTTTACTTTTGCTGATTCTATTTCTTTTATAATAGTATCACTTAATGCTTCATTGTCTAAATATGTTAATGTAATAAAGTCTATGTTATCTTGTGTTAATATTTCTTTGTCTACCCAAAATGTAGAAGCAGGATTATAATCTAACCATATATCACCAGATGTTCTAATTGCCATTTGATAATAGCTTTCAAAGTCTATATTATTACATTCGTTTACGTATAATATGTTTCTTCTTGCTCCTCTTAACTTGTCTGGTTGGTCTACAGAAAA